AAGCTGAGAGGATGGCCGTAGAGCAGGCAAAGCAGGCGCGGGATGCCTACGCGCAAAGGCTGAACCTGATCGAAGAGTTCATCAGTAAACAAGACACCGGGGAAAATCTCGAGGCGTTGAAAGAGACAGACCCCATTGGTTATGCCGTCAAGGTAGCCGAGCGCACAGAGCGCGAGAAGCAGCTTTCGATGGTTCAGGCCGAGAAGCAGCGTATTGCTCAACAGCAAAACGCCGAGCGTCAAGCCGAACTAGCCCAAGCTGTTCAGCGTGAAGCGCAGCGACTTGCGGAGGTGATTCCTGACTACGCGCACCCTGAGAAGGGAACCGAAGTCAAGAAGATGGTTCGAGAGTTTGCTAGGTCGATCGGTTATTCCGAGCAAGAACTGGCAACCGCTTACGACTCTCGAGCTGTTCAGGTTCTGTATATGGCCGCGCAATACGCGAAGTTACAGAGCCAGAAGCCTCAAGTAACCAAGAAAGTAAGTGAAGCGCCGAAGATGCTTCGTCCAGGCAATGCAGCGACTCAAAAGGTAGCGGCAGACGAAACAGTAAAGAAAGCTCATTCGCAGTTGAGGAAGTCTGGAAAAGTCTCCGATGCTGCGGCCCTGTTTGAACGTCTACTCTAAGGAAAGATCATGACCCAATTTCGTACCTATGCCGCTATTGGTATGCGGGAGGACTTGAGCGATATTATTTATAATATCTCTCCAACCGATACGCCATTCCTATCTACCGTCGGCAAGACCAAGGCTACGGCTGTCTACCACGAGTGGCAGACCGACTCCCTGGCCGCCGCTGCTGCTAACGCCGCAGTTGAAGGTGCTGACGCTTCTAGCGCGACGCTCAGCCCGACGACTCGTGTTGGTAACCGCACCCAGATCAGCCAGAAGACTGTTGCTGTGACTGGCACGCTGCAAGCCGTTGACAAGGCTGGCCGCAAGTCGGAACTGGCTTATCAGTTGTCGAAGGCTTCGTCTGAGATCAAGCGCGACATGGAGTTCACCTTCCTGAACAACACCGTTCAGAGCAACGGCACGGCTGGTTCTACCGCCCGTGTGTTGGGTGGCCTCCAGACCTGGTTGGCGACGAATGGCGACTTCGGTTCGGGCGGCTCTGCTGGTTCTTCCGGCACGACCGCTCGTACGAACGGCACGAACCGCACCTTCACTGAGACCGAACTCAAGACGGTCATCAAGGAAGTGTTTGAGTCGGGTGGTTCACCGAAGATTCTGATGGTGACCCCGGCGCACAAGCAGACGGTTTCCGCTTTTGCGGGTATCGCTGCCCAGCGTTACATGGCTCCTTCGGATGCTCCGACGACCATCATTGGCGCTGCCGACATCTATCTGTCGGACTTCGGCTCGGTGAGCGTGGTTCCCAACCGCTTCATGCTGTCGGGCAACTCTGCTAACGAAGTGGCCTTCGTGCTTGATCCCGAGTACGCTGCTGTTGCTTATCTGCGTCCCTTCCAGACCATTGAATTGGCGAAGAACGGCGACTCGGATCGCACTCAGCTGCTGGTGGAATACACCCTCGAGGTCAAGAACGAAGCCGCTCACGGCATCATCGCTGACCTGTCGTAAGCCGATTTATCGGTGACAACTAAGGGGGCAGGGGAAACTCAGCCCCCTTTTTCACATGAACATCAACGAAATCGCAAAGAACACCAAGGTAGTCCAGCGCAAGGCTCACGCCGCTGATGATGGCGGGATCGTGATTGAGAGTTCGCAGGATGTGGGTGGGATCATTGAGTCCAATAAGGCTCAGTTCAACTCATACGATGAACGCGCTCGATGGAGTGACCATTTATTTGGGAACAAGATCGCCTCGGTTCCTTTGGTGGTGATTGACGATCTCAACAAAAAGGGCATCATGCGGGGATTCCATGTGGTTGACCAGGCTCGATTCAAAGAGTGGCTCAATCATCCTGACAACCGCGCATTCCGCACCCGTCCAGGGAGGGTCTAATGGCTATCTCTACCTATTCCGATCTCAAGACCGCAGTTGCAGACTATCTGGCGCGGACTGATCTGACCAGCAAGATTCCTGACTTCATCACATTCGCAGAGAACCGTCTTCGCCGGGACTTGCGGATTCGTCAGATGCTCAAGCTGGTCAATGCAGCGATGACCGCTAACGACTCCACGCTATCGCTTCCGAGCGACTTCTTGGAGATGCGGGACATCCATCTGAACACCACTCCCAACTTTGCTTTGGAGTACCTATCTCCAAATATCTTCTATCGCAATGCCGACGCAACAAACACGGGCGTTCCGAAGCGATATACCTTGTTGGCGAGTGATTTCCAGTTCGCACCGATCCCGGACTCTGCATACAACGTGCGGATGCTGTACTACGCAGCTCCGGCCTATCTGAGCGACTCCAACACCTCAAATGTGTTCCTGGCGAACTGTGCCGATGCGCTGCTCTATGCTTCTTTGGGAGAGGCAGAGCCTTACATCATGAATGATGAGCGTCTGAACACCTGGGCCGCGCTGTATCAAAGGGCAATTGACACTATCAACGCATCCGATGATCGGGGAGAATACGCAGGTGTTCCCCTGACGATGACTCTCGCACGGAGATAAATATGTCTGAAATCTCAAACTATCTTGAGAATGCGCTAATCAACGCAACTCTGCGGAACACGGCATATACAAGCCCGACCACGGTTTATGTGGCGCTGTACACCACAGACCCTACCGATGCGGATACGGGTACTGAGGTGAGTGGAAATGCTTATGCTCGTCAGAGCGTGACCTTTTCCGCTCCGTCCGATGGTGCAACGTCAAACTCGGCGGCGGTGGAGTTCCCTCAAGCGACGGGTTCGTGGGGCACGGTCGCCTATATCGGCCTTCGGGATGCATCCTCTGGTGGAAATCTGCTGTATCACACGCCTTTGGATGCCTCCAAGACCATCGCTACGGGTGATGTGTTCCGCATCGCCATTGGCTCGCTGACGGTTACGATTTCGTAATGGCCGATCTCTACCCACCGTGGTCGATTGACTCCCTTGATAACCTCAAGGCGAGTCTGGACGACCTGACTCTAACGCTTGATTCGCCTCTATACATAACAAGCGTTACTCGGTGGGATGGGGATGCCTCTGTCGCTGCATCTGCGAGTGTTACGGCAAACGGAACACGGGTTCAGTTCGGGGCAGGATCGATTACTGCTGATGCAGCGGTAACGGCTCAAGGCATACGGGTTCAATTCGGCGCTGGTTCTTTTGATGGATCGGCCTCGGTTGTTTGTAGTGCAATCCGGGTTCAGTTTGGCTCTGGAGACATCATCACTACCTCGGTGGTGACCTGTCTCGGTGGATTGGTTGCGAGCGGTCAAGCCAGCGTCACGGCAGAGGCCACGGTCACTTGCGTAGCGAATGCGACCTTCTCGGCGTTTGCCTCGGTCAACGCTCTGGCCTCGGTTGGGTGTCTTGCGAATAAGCAAGGCGACGAGTGGAGCAATGTCCAGGTTGATGAGAGTTCATGGACTCCTGTGACTGATACCGAGACAACATGGGATGTCGTCGCAAGCAATTCCGACACATGGACTGATGTTACAGACACCGAAACGAACTGGACTCCAGTTGCCGCTGCTGGTGGAACATGGGTGAGGGTGTGAAATGCCTGAAACTAAGATTACATTCGGAGAGTGGTTGCCAGATCAGCCGGGCATCGCTGGTGCGCTCCAATCTGCATACAACGTCTATCCTCAACAGATTGGATACGGCCCTATCCCGAGCCTGACGGACTACTCAAACTCGGCCTCTGAGAACCTGACTCGCGTCTTCTCCGGGAAGATCAGCAGCACTTCCACGATGTTCGCCGGAGGTGCGACCAAGCTCTTCAAGTACAACTCGACCAACCGCAACCTGGATGATGTGTCCAAGGTTGGCGGGTACACGGGCGGGAATTGGAGCTTTACCCAGTTTGGTGATGTGGTTCTTGCCGCGAACAACTCGCAAAAGATTCAGTCTTTCACCCTGAATAGTGGAACCGCTTTCGCTGATGTTGCCGCCGCTGCTCCGGTCTGTAAGTATTTGACTGTTGTCCGTGACTTCGTGGTCGCTGCAAACATCTCGTCTTATCCGAATCGAGTCCAATGGTCTGACATCAACGATGAAACGGACTGGACTTCCGGGCCGACCTCTCAGTCTGACTTTCAGGACATTCCTGATGGCGGGGATATCCAGGGGATAACTGGTGGAGAGTTCGGGCTTGTCCTGTTGGAGAAGTCTGTAGTGCGGATGACCTATATCGGCTCCCCGCTTTACTTCCAATTCGACACCATCTCTCGTGAGATCGGGTGCTATGAGCCTGGCTCTGTGACCCAGTACGGGAATATGACCTTCTTCCTATCGGATGACGGGTTCTATATGTGCGATGGCCAGAGAGTCTCGCCAATCGGGGCTGAGAAGGTAGATCGGTGGTTCTGGAACGATCTTTCTCCCTCGTATACGAAGTTCAGCGCAGCAATTGATCCGGTCAAGAAGGTAGTGATCTGGTGCTATCAGAACACCAATGCAGGCTATTCGCTCTTGGTTTACAACTGGCAGCTCAACCGCTGGTCTTATGGAGCGACCGCGGCCTCTTACATTTCTTCGGCAGCGACTTCTGCTGTGACCCTTGAGGGTCTTGACCTGTTCTCGGCCTCGATTGATGCGCTAGGAGTGTCTTTGGATGCTCGTCAATGGCTCGGTGGACGGTTGGTTTTCGCCGGGGTAAGAGATGCCAAGATCGTCACCTTTGAGGGCCAGCCTATGTCGGCCTTCATTGAGACTGGCGATCTTTCCTCTATCGCGAGCATCATCACCTTGGCTAGGCCCCAGATTGACAACGGGTCTGCGACCGTGGCGGTTGCCTCTCGTGAGATGCTGGACGATGACATCATCTACTCGACAGCGGTTGCTGCGAGTGATGAGAACCGAGTCTCTCTGAGAAGCTCCGGCAAGTACCATCGCGTTAAGGTTGTTCCTACTGGCAACTGGACAACGATGGCCGGGGTTGATGTGAACATCGTCGGGAGGGGCCGTCGATGATGTTTCGTGTTCTCCCCCCGTTTGGCGCTGATCCTCGAGGCATTTCCGAGGTAGTCAATGGGCTGATGAATGGCAAGTCCAACAATACCGGGACTGTCACTCTCGCCACGGGTGGGGCATTGACCACGACTCTCTACGACGAGCGGATCAGCACGGACACAAAGATCATTCTGCTTCCGTTCTCGGCTGCGGCGTTTGCCGATCAACTGCCATTTGGAGCGTTTCAGGACTCCACAGATCAGACTGCCGCCTCGACCACAGCGGCGTATGCGGTCACCCTGAACACGACTGATTACTCAAACGGGATTACGGTATCCAACAGTTCTCGAGTCAACTTCAAGAACCCTGGGACGTACAACATCCAGTTCTCGCTCCAGTTCGCAAATGCCGACTCACAGATTCAGGACGTTGACATTTGGTTCAGGAAGAACGGAACCGATGTGGCAGGAAGTAACAGTCGGTACTCAATCCCCAATAAGCATGGCAGCATTGATGGTCATCTGATCGCGGCTCTGAACTACTTTATTGAGCTGGCGGCGAATGACTACATGGAGATCATGTGGGCGACAACCTCGACATTGGTGACGCTTGAACAGCTCCCAACTCAGACAAGCCCCACCCGTCCGGCCACTCCTAGCGCAATTGTGACGGCAAACTGCGTATCAATGGCGAGCATTGCAAATGTGTACGTTTCATCGCAGACTCAGGGATCGGCAACTATCAGCCATTACGCTAATTCCACAGCCGATAAGACCTTTGCTTACATTTTGGTGGGATGATGGAAGTCCGATTGATTTCCCCCAACGATCTGCGACAATGGTGGCGATTCGTCAGACCAGGACTGGAGATGATTCTCCACAAGACCCCGGAAGGATGGATTCCCGAGGATGTGTATACAGACTGTTTTAACGGGAAATCTATGCTCTGGGTCGGCCTGGTGGATGCAAGGCCAATCGGGTTCATGGTTCTCCAGCCCCGAAACGACGCACTCCATGTTTGGTGCGCGTACCTTTCCGAAGTCGGGTACTTCGACGCAGGCTGGCAGCATCTTATGAACATTGCTCAACACGGTGATGCGAAACGCCTCACTTTTGAATCTTGGCGACCTGGTTGGGCCAGAAAAGCCAAACAACTAGGTTTTAAGCCCCGCTCGTGGGCGCTGGAGGTCTAAATGGGTGGTTCTACTCGAACTCAAACGACAACGAACGAACTCGATCCCGCAGTCCGTCCGTATGTCCAATATGGTCTGAGCGAAGCCCAACGGCTCTATCAGACCGAAACTCCTCAGTATTACCCTGGGCAGACCTTTGTCGGGCCTTCCGCACAGACGCAGCAGGGCTTGACCGCGCTCCAGAATCGGGCGATCTACGGCTCTCCTTTGCTTCCTGGCGCTCAACAGCAGGCTCTCTCCACCATTCAGGGTCAATACTTAGGTGGAAACCCTTTCTTCCAGGGGGCGTTTCAGCCTGCAGCGCAAGCCGCACAGCAGTCTTTCTATGACGCGATGCAGAACATCAATTCGCAAGCGTCTAGGGCTGGTCGGTACGGATCGGGTGCGATGGGCCAGCTTCAAGACCGCGCCTCTGGGCAGTTGGCTCAGACTCTCGCGAATACTGCGGGGCAGTTGGCCTTCCAGAACTACGAAGCCGAACGCGCTCGCCAGCAGGCAATGATTGGTGGCGCTCCTGCTTTGGCGGCTGCTGACTACGGTGACATTCAGCAACTGATGGGTGCAGGACAGACCGCAGAGGCTTACCAACAAGCCGCGCTCCAGTCCGATATCAATCGCTTCAACTTCCTCCAGGGTCTGCCGCAGTCTCAACTGAACCAGTACCTCGGGGCAGTTTATGGCGCTCCTCGGGGTGCTGTGCAGACGACTCCTGTCTATACGAACCGCGCTGCTGGCGCTCTTGGTGGCGCTCTGGCTGGTGGTCAGATGTTCGGGCCTGTAGGCGCGATTGGCGGCGGTCTCCTTGGCCTTTTGGGTGGGTGATATGAATGAACTTTTTGCTCAACTTTTTGGACAAAGCCCGAGTTACGCTAATGCTCTTTTCGGAGAGGATGAAGCAGCTCGTCTTCGGCAACAAGCCCAACAACAAGGACTCCTGAATGTTGGTCTATCCTTACTTGCTGGGTCTGGGCCTAGTCCTCAGCGTCGCGGTGTGGGTCAACTTCTGGCGCAGGGTGTAGCCGCAGGCCAGCAGGCTTACCAAGGAGCCTATGACAAGGCTATGCGGGATCGGATGATCCAAGAGCAACTGGCAGAGCGTCAGCAGGCTCGAGCAGAGCAGCAGGCCGCGCAAGCCCTTTTGCCGCAGATTCTTCGTCCTGGCGCAACCCAAGAAATCTATGGTGAAGACATCATGGGTCAGCGGGTTGGCGAAGGAGTGCGCGTCGGTCAACCTCAGATTGACATGAACACGCTTCAGCGGCTTCTGACGCAAGCCCCGAGTGTGGCAGGGAAGGTTCTGCCGACTGTGGAAGCATTCCGTAAAATGAATGCGCCTCAAGAGTTTGATCTTGCAGAGGGCCAGGTTCGCTATCGGGTTGATCCAAACACGGGGCAAGCTATGCCTGTGGCTGGTGCGGCAAAGACACCAAAGCCAACCTCTGATATTCAGGAATATGAGAAAGCAGTAAGTCAAGGTTTCAAGGGTTCGCTTCTTGATTACCAAATGGCTCTCCGTCAGGCCGGGGCCACCAGGCTGAATGTTGACACGGGTGGTAAGGAATTTGAGAAGAAGGCTGGCCAATTCGCCGCCGAGACATTCCGCGACCTTGCAAATCAGGGAACTACAGCAACCAGATCGGCAATTCAACTTGATCGGTTGAATACCCTGCTAAACCAAACTGGGGGCGGTCTTGCCACTCAAGCTAAGGCGATCGCTGGAAACTTTGGCATTGAGACAAAGAACCTAAGCGAAATCCAGGCGGCTGAGGCAATCGTCAACCAGTTGGTTCCGTTGCAGCGCCCCCCTGGTTCTGGAACGATGTCAGATGCTGACCTTGCTCTATTTAAGCGGTCTTTGCCTCGCCTGATTAACACGCCTGCTGGTAACAAACAGATCATTGACACCCTCAGGGCAATCAATCAGTACGATCAGCAGATCGGTGCGATTGCTAGAGATGCGCTAAGAGGGAAGATCACACCCGAGGAAGCTGATGCTCGAATCATGAGGGTTCCGAATCCTCTTCGCAGGACTTTGGACGAAATCATTGGAGGCTAACGGCAATGAGCAAACTTGATGAAGCCCGAGCCGCTGGTTACTCTGATGATGAGATCAGGGCTTACTATCTGAGCAAGGGACTAGAACTCCCGAAGGAGCTTCAGGTCGGAGAGGCTCAGGTTACTGGTGCTCAATTGCCTAAAGCCCTGCGAATGGGCATGACGGCACTTCAAGGCCCGACCTTTGGGTTTGGCGAGGAAATCACCTCTGCCATCGCAGCGCCCATCATGCGTCGCCCTAGCGAGCCTCTGATGGATGCCTATGGACGCATCCGTGACATCCAGCGAGCTGGTATCCAGGCTTACCAAGAAGAGCAACCGATCGGCTCAATGGTTGTTCAGACTGCCGCTTCTTTGCCTCTTGGCAGGATTCTTCCCGCTGGCCAGGGATTGCGTGGCGCTGCGGTAAGTGGTGGTGTTCAGGGCGCTATCGGTGGGGCTGGTGAGGCTCCTAGCATGGCTGATATTCCTGCCGAGATGATTCAGTCTGCGATTGGTGGTGCTGGTGCTGGTGGTGCTATCGAGCAAACCCGCAAGATGGTTTCACCTGTGGTCGGAGCTGCTGCTACTCGTGCGGCAGGAATGGTTCCTGGGGCCATCCAAGACCTAATCAGCATGACTCCGGCTGACTATGCTCGTCGCCGAATTGCTCAGGCAATGATCCGCGATGGCGCGACGACTGAACAAGTGCAGGCTCGCCTTTCAAAGCTGGGCGATGAGGCTGTCATTGCAGATGCCGCTGGGAAGAATCTGAAAGACCTTCTGGACACGATGGCGACCCTTCCTGGCCGCACTAGGAACATCACAGAGCGCGTGATTCAAAGCCGACAAGCCACTCGTGGTGGGCGTTTGGAAGGAGCGTCCAGGCGTGCTATGGGTGTGGGTGATGAGGGTCTTGGCGCAACCGTTGAAAACCTGATTACAAAACGCGCAGCCGACTCCTCTCCGTTCTATCAACAGGTGGATCGGATGGTTGTGAGTGCTGACGATGACTTGGTTGGAATCTTGAATTCCGCGAAGGAACTCGGTGCTTTCAACATGGCGACTCGTATCGCCAAGGCCGAGCAGCGTCCGTTTAGTCTAAAGAAGATTGAGCCTGGCACAGAAGCGTCAATGGTTGACATGAACTATGTCAAGCAGGGTTTGGATCAACTTTTGACCATGAAGCCAGCGGTCGATGAGAATGGAAAAGCAACTCCATACGGCAGGGCGCTGAAAGGTTTGTGGAGCCGTTTTGTTGCTCGACTTGATGATGCGACCATTGATCCAGATACAGGTCAATCTATTTATGCTCAGGCCCGGAATGCATTTGCTGGCCCAAGCAGAATGATTGATGCCGCCGAGTTTGGGCGTAATGTTCTAAAGCGAAGCCCTGATGAGATTCGTTCTGAGCTTCGTGGAATGGGCGATTCTGAGCTTCAGGCTTTCCGAGTCGGCGCTCAGGAAAATCTCAAGATGATGGCAGGAACACGCGCAGGGCAGAACAAGCTGCTCAATATGTGGGTTGAGCCTGATACACAAGCCAAGTTGAAAGAAGTTTTCCCGAGCGAACGGGCTTATCGAGAGTTTGTTTCTCGAGTGACAGCCGAGCGCCGGATGAAAGAACTTGAGGCTTCTGGGCGTGGTTCTCAAACCGCATCTAGGGAAGCCAGGATGGAGGATGTGGCTGCATCTCAACTTCAGGATACAGTCAATCTTGCCGCCGCTGCCAAGTCAATGGATGTTGGTACGCTGCTGAATATGATAACTAGCGGTATGCGTAGGACTGCGGTTCCTGAGCCTGTTCGAGATGAAATCGGGCGAATCCTATTGAGTCGCGCTCAAAGCGGTGATGAAATCCGAATGATTCGTGAAGCGATGGAAAGAATGCGCCGACAGCAACAAGTCCAAACCTCGACCAGCGGTGTAGTTGGGGGCCAATTCCAATCGGTTGCCGATCCGTTTGTTGAGACTCTTAAGTCTCTCCTTCAGTAAGGAATAAACCATGCCACGCGCAAAAATCTCAGAGTTTTCAACCACCCCCGGTGATAACACCGACATCGACGGAATCAACATCGCGGAGGGCTGCGCCCCGAGTGGTATCAACGATGCCATTCGTGAGCTTATGGCCCAGCTCAAGGACTTCCAGTCCGGCGCTGCTGGTGACAACATCACCGTGGTTGGAACGCTCGCGGCCAAGGGTACTTCTTCCTCTGGAGCCGATCTGAAGCTGTATGAGGACACCGACAACGGCACGAACTATGTCGGCTTCATCGCTCCTGCTTCCATCGCTTCTAACGTCCAATGGACGCTTCCGAGTGCTGATGGATCGTCCGGTCAAGCACTCCAAACAAACGGCTCTGGAACGCTCTCCTTTGCGACTCTGGGCATCTCTGCTGGTGGTACTGGGCAAACCACGGCCAATGCCGCTTTTAACGCTCTAGCGCCTTCCCAGACCTCGAATGCTGGTCGGTATCTCAAGACTGATGGAACTAACACTTCCTGGGACTTGCTGGATATTTCCACAGCAGATATCACGGGAACTCTGCCTGTTGCCAACGGTGGTACGGGCATCACCTCATTCGGCACGGGTGTAGCCACAGCTCTGGGGATCAACGTTGGTTCTTCTGGCGCTTTCGTGACCAACGGCGGCGCTCTTGGCACTCCTTCGTCCGGAACTGTCACTAACCTGACTGGTACGGCATCGATCAACATCAACGGTACTGTCGGTGCTACGACTCCGAACACGGGATCGTTTACCACCCTGACCACTTCCTCGACGGTCACGATCAACGGAGGAACCGCCAACGGAGTGGCCTATCTCGACGGCAGCAAGGTGCTGACCACGGGGAGTGCGCTGACGTTTAACGGAAGTGATTTTGGAGTTTCTGCATCTGTTGCCACAGCGACACTCGCCTCCTCTGGCGCATACAGCGCACTGTTTTTTACCAACAGCGGCGGCGCAGGAACATCTGGAACCATCTTAGTCAATAGCAGCGGCATTTTACAATCCCGCGCCGCGACTCACGCATATACAAACGCAGACGCATCGACGGAATATATGCGCCTGACCTCTACCGGGTTGGGCATTGGGACGAGTTCGCCTACCTTTGGCCTTGGAACCGGCCTTCAAATTGCAAGTGCTGGGTATGCCGCACTGAGCCTCAAGAAAGGCTCTGCCGGTACAGGTCATGCCATTGACATGGTGGACAGTTCAAACACTTTGCAATTCCGCATCGGCACCAATTTCGCAGGTGGTGGCAACAACCTGTTGTTTGCTTATGGCACAACGCCCACCATCGGCATGACGATGGATACCTCCGGCAACCTCGGTCTGGGGGTGACGCCGAGTGCTTGGAGTAGTTCGATGAGAGTGTTGCAAGTGGCAAGCACTGCTTTGTATAACAACGGATTTAACGATACATTCCTTGGGGCAAACTTTTACAACGATACTGTCGGGACAAACCGCTATATCAATTCAGACTTTGCTGCCGCATATGGTCAAGTCGGTGGAGCACACCAATGGTACACCGCCCCCTCCGGCACCGCAGGAAACGCCATCAGTTTCACGCAGGCGATGACACTGGATGCTTCGGGTAACTGGATGACAGGAACCACGACTGCTATCGGTCGTGCAACTGTTGTTGGTGGTAGTTCTCAACTTGCATTCCACGATGGCAATGGAAGCAACACCAATTATGGTTTGCTGAACTACGGGGGCAGTA